CAAGAAAATCGTGAGTTTTTGTCGCATTCTGCAAAATTTTTAGCATGTGAATATGGAGAATTATTTGGCAATTGTGTAGCCGAATCTGAAGAACTCTATGCATATATGGACTTAACAAAGTCACCTGGGTTTCCCGGAAGTCATTTTGGAATAAGAACTAAAAGGGAACTTCTGATGGATCCAGCATATAAAAAATTTTGTGAGCAACATAATAGATATTACCTACCTTTGATGCCCATATGGACTGCTTCACCAAAGAAGGAATTTAAATTGATGGAAGATATTCTTAAGAATAAAATAAGAATGTTTCAAATACCACCTTTTGAGCTCCTTAGATCACAATTGAAATTTGGGAAGCGAATATCACTTAGAATGAAAGAGTTCAAGTGGTCAGCGTATGGTTTTAATCCGTACGAAGGTGGAGTTAACAAGTTAGCAATGCAATTGCTGAAAAACCCCTGGAGATTTATTTATGATGTTTCTGGTTGGGATAAGTACCTTCCAGTTTTGTCTATTGTGTATGGGGTTATACAAAACAACTGTGGTTATTCGGAGTGGGTCACTAAGAACCAGGCTGAGTTTGATTGGATGGTTTCAAATACTATCAATCATATTCTTAAAATGCCTGATGGATCTGTTTATTTAAAAAAATATGGTAACCCATCTGGATCTGGTTGTACAACTAGAGACAATATACTAGCACATGTTCTTATAATGTCATACGCTCTATCAAAAGCGTTTTATAAGAAGAATGGCCGAATGCCGACAATGGATGAGATAGCAAAACAAATTATTTATCTATTTGGTGATGATTCGATCTGTTCTGTTGAGGATGAGTTTTCTGAGATTTGTTCCGAAGAGTTTCTATCAAGTATTTATGCCGAGTTTGGTATGAAACTGAAATTCTTTGTTGGGGGTTATGAGATACCTCTTGAAGAACTATCATTTCTTGGATTTAATTTTATTTTTAAGGACGGGTTTTATTATCCTAAGTATGATGTTGTTAGACTAGCGAGCTCAATGCTCTATGAAGATGGAGAACCGTTAGATCGGCCTTCTCATATATCCAAAGCTTATGTGTTGACTATAATGTCATATCCCACAGAGCATTTTCAGGTTTTTCAAAGAGCCTATGACAACTTATTGAAATCTGTGTCCAGACCCAGTGATGAAACGGAGATGGCTTTTAAACGGATGGGTGGGGTAACCCCTCAGATGTGTAAGCTCATATATCAAGGTTTGGAGGCGTCGAGTCTTTTAGATTTTTTTTACTCGGCTGGCGGAGGCACAAAAAATTAAGATGTCTAAGATACCTGAAGCAAGGCGATTGATCCGCGAATTGATCAAATCTCGAGTTATCGAGCCACAGGATTTGGGATACATCCTACTAACAAATGATCCCTGCTGTGATATACCTACAGAATGCAACGGTATGCCGGATGCAACGATGGCTGATCAGATCACTGTTCAGGCCCCTTATCAGATTAATTTCACAGCACCTGCTGGAACAACCACTCCCTGGTCGTTCTTAGCTGTATCCTATCCATGGACAACTGATGTAGTTGGACCAGCTCCTATTGCTGGCACCTACGATTTAATTGGGAATTTTATG